CTCGAAGGCGTATCTCACTTTTGCTCGGGTGTATCCAGCGACGTAGCTGATTCGCTGGGGGCTGATGTCTTCGGTGTGCACGGTCCCGAGGCCCCAAGCATCCTCCACCAGCTTTCTGTCCTGGCTGCGGAGTCCGAAGAAGATCGAGTGATAGTGCGGCCTGCCGCGCCGTTCCCCGTATTCGCCGCAGCTGAGGTGGCGAATAGGTCGATCTGCTCCCAGCGCTTTGCGGATGCGTTTGATGCCGAGTTGTAGGTCACGTTTGGATAGCGTGAGCGGCAGGTTTTCGGTGGCATACGTCAGCGTGCTAAAGCACGCGTGGTCGTGGTAGTTCGCTTCTAGTGTTGCTCGGAGAGCCCAGCCCTTTGCGGTTGCGGCCCTGCATCCCATGCATGTAGTGCAGGGTAGCAGTAGCGGTTGAGAGTCCGGCGGCTCCCTCCCCGTGAGGAGCGGCTTCTTTTCTCCCCGCGTTCGCCAGGCGCGGAGCGGGTGGACGCACGGCAAGTGCTCAGAGTCGGATGCCTCCGCGCAGCGGAGCTGCGAGGTTGAGCCGGTGGGTTTTCGCGTTGCGGCCTTTAAAGGCCCGTGAGGAGTGCCGTTTGTTCGGTCTGGACCTGTGCATGGTCTGCCTCCGGTTGGTCGGTTGTAGGGGCATTTCCGCCCGATTGCGGGCCCCTGTAGGGGTGGCCGATGAGTTCCGGATGCCACCCCCGGTTCTCTTAAGAGCTGGCGGACCAGCTCGCGCCGTCGGCCCGGCGCTAACACATATCACTGGCTTGATAAGATATGTGTTTTACGACACCGGGCTAACTGGTGTCGTCTTTTCTTCGGTTTTGACCTCCTCCTGATACTGCCGCATGTCGATGCGGAGTTGGCCGGACTGGATGGCGTTCAGCAGCGTCTGCCAGTCCTTGTACTTCTCCTTGAGGTTGGGCGGAAGCGCGTTGTAGGCGCGCTGGGTTTCCGCGATCGCGTTCTTTGCCTTCTGGAGGTCGATGTCGAAGTCGTACTCTCCGCCGAACTGCGGGACGCGGCTCGGGGTGCCGACCCCGAAGCGGCGGAGGAGGATGTTGATGTCTGCCTCGTCCTTGAATTCCTGCCGGGCAAGGTCTTTGTCCTGGCTGCAGTCGAGTCCCGAGATTTCGGAGTAGTCGTCTTGCTTGCCGTCGCCCTGCTTTCGCTCTGGTTTGGTTGCCAGCATTGGTGGCACTCCTCGTTTGAGTTCTTCGTCGGTCATGCGGAAGGGGATTCCCCCGCACCAGTGGTTCATGCACATCAGTGGTCCCTCAGTCTGCGATCGCGCTGGTTCAGCGAGCGCGCCAGCTCCTCGGGTGATACTTGGGTCTTGACCGGCTTGCCGGATCTGCCGGTTGTCCTGGCGTTGAGGATTGAGCGGAGGGGCGATAGTGCCCCGAGCAGGCCGGCGACGTCGCCGGCCGTTGCTATTCCGGGAGCCGCTATTCCCATGATTTCCTGCCAGCGCGCCTCGTTTCGTGCGCCGGGCAGTTTTAGCTCCTCGAGGAGTGCCGCGGCTGCGCGTTGCCTCAGGTCGTGAGGCTGTTGGGCGGCGATGAAGGCCCGCCCCTGTCGACGGAACATGGTGTCCTCGTCGACGTTGTGTTGATCGGAAATGATCTTTCCTGTCTCCGCGATTTTCTTGGCGCTCTCCAGCTTGGCGAGCTGGATGTTCGCCTCGTGTGCTTCCTTGGCGATTCGCATGCTCTGCTGCAGCTCGCGGAACTGTTGAGCGGAGCTGATTCCTGCGGCTGCGACGTTGCCGACTGTGGTGGAGGCGCCAGCTGGTGAGCTGGCGCCTCTGTCGTAGGCGAGGCCGGGGTTGAGTCCGGCCGCTTTGTAGTCGGCGACGGATCGCTGGGCGCTGGTGTTGCTCATGCGCTCCTGAAACGCCATCTGCTCTCTGGCGATTTCTTTGTTTGCCTTGTTGGTGGCTGCCTGTCCTCCAGCTCCGAGCAGCCCCATCGCGGCGGATGCGATGCCGTCGATCCAGCCCATTAGAACCTCCCCAGTGCTGCGGGCGTGCCGAACATGCTGATCGGCCGGACCGCGTTGCGTCTGATTTCGATGTCCGCGATGTACTGCTGGCCGTTGGCTTCGGTGCCTGCAGCCAGGACGCGGGTCATGGGTGGGCTGTCGCTGATGAAGCTGTCGCTCAGCGTCGGCGGTGCGGTGAAGTTTTGCGCGAGGTGCCACATGTCGAGCGTGCCCACCGCCGTGCTCCTGAGGATGCCCACCACTTCGCTGTACCGCGTCCGGAATTCGTGCCACCGCTCCTGATATCCGAATACGAGGTCGTCGTTTGCGTCGACGCCGGTGGCGTAGATCTCTTTTCGCAGGATGGCTTGCTCCCCGAGGCCCATTAGGGCCGGGAAGGGGAAATCCTCTCGGGTCTGTCGGGTCCACATTCGGTGGAGTCCCTGCTGGTAGCTGAGTTCTGACTTGATCGAGATGAGCCCGAGGATATATCCGTGCTCCGTTGCTGCGTAGCTGGCGTGGTGTCCGCCAGCTGCTGTTCCTGCGGCTCCGAGGGCTCCGAGTGGGGCGTCTTCGGTTGGCGCTGTCTGCGCGATCGGAGTGATTGATAGAGGCGTCTGACCTCCACCGATGTACTCGGGTCGCTGCAGGCGGAAGTCTGGGCTAATGACTCCGAAATGAGAGCGAATAAGCTCCACATAGCGCGTGCCTCCTCTGGCATCGCGTTCCAGCAGCGACTGGACCAGCCATGCCTGGCGAAGTGTGTTGATGGCGACGCCGGTCGCCTGACTGAGGTCCGCGTAGATCTGCGGCAGTGCTCCGGTCGCGGCGTCCATCTGGACGAATACCTCGTCGTCGGCGTCCGGATCGGGGTTCCACATCCGCTTGTAGTACGTGTAGCTGTTGATGCCTTCGGCGTCGTAGACGCCGATCGGGCCCGCGGCTGGCCCGGCGTTCTGAGTGGATACGCCGATGCCCAGCACGGGCGCTAGCCCGCCGATCGGGACTGTTGGCGCGGTGAATTTCTGCGGCCAGGGCAGCGCGCTGGTGAAGTAGTCGTGACTCTTGTCGCGGCGTTTCAGCGTGTAGTCGTTCGCGCTGTCGCCGCCGTCGCCCATGTTCTCGGGCGCGCTGTCTTGGATATTCTCGTCTCGGAACCAGTCGTTCCAGATTTTGTTGTATGCCCGGAAGGGCAGGACGTTGACCTCGAGGGGATTGGTCAGCTGGTTCGCGACGGGCAGGCCCATGTGGTCGAAGATGCTTGCGACCGTTGTCCCCGCCTCAAAGGTTGGGATCGTGTAATCGATCGAGCTTGCGGGTGTGGCCTGCTCTCCCATGAACTTTTTCCAGTTGCTCCAGAGGAGTCGCATCGGCACGAAGAAGAAGTGCGTGTCGACCCGCTGGTTGTCCATCAGTGGGTAGAGGAGTGTGCTCATCCTCAGGTATGCGCTGACGTCGTAGCGCATGTGGTCGCCGGGTAGGATCTCGTCCACGAGGAACGGATAGAGAATCCCGGCGTTGTAGGCAGCTTTTCGGGTCCAGCTGCCTTGGAATCGCGATCGAGGTACGTCCGATCGCTCAATCATGGCGGCGTCGTCCTGGCTAACGAGTCGCCGCGTCGGGAGCTTGATGCTCATTCGGTGGGTTCTCCTGCTAGGGTGGTTCCCGTGATTACGAGCTCGTGGCCTCCGGTGAACATCGGGTCGCCGTCGTCGTCCCATCCGGCTAGGCCGACGTAGTGCAGCTCGTAGTCTTTGGGGTTTCTGCCGATCGGTGAGTTCGGCAGGGCCATCAGGTCGCGGAACGCGCGGATGGCTGAAGCGTCGTGGAAGTGGAGTTGGAGTCCTCCGAAGATGTCGCCTGCGACTCTGTCCACGATCGCGTATACGCCCCTCTCGGGGGCGTTGGTCTTTGGTCTTGGCATTGGTGGCTTTGGTGTTGGTAATACCCTCGGCGGAACGCGCAGCTTGTCTGCGCGTGAGTCGAGGGTGACTAGTGGTCTAACCTTCGCGCTTCTGCTGCTCTCTTCGCTTTTGCTTCTAGGATTTTTTCTTTGGCCTCCATTCGTTCAGGTGTGTAATTCGAGTTGTCTCTTTTCAGTGCGAGTTTGCTTTTTTCGAATAGGAGTTCCTCCAGTTGTTCGTCTGTTGCTGTTTTCTTCCATGCCTCATGCAGGAAGCGCGGTACTTTCATCGGCGTGCCGTTTAGGACGGCGTGCATTCTCCAGCTCGCGGTGAATTCGCGAGCTTTTCCGCCAATGCCCGGTTTTTTGCTCATGGCGAGGAATGGCGGCTGCCATTCGTAGCATTCGCCCGTCTCCGGGTCGACGCGTTCGTGAGGTTTTGCCTCGAAGGCGTATCTCACTTTTGCTCGGGTGTATCCAGCGACGTAGCTGATTCGCTGGGGGCTGATGTCTTCGGTGTGCACGGTCCCGAGGCCCCAAGCATCCTCCACCAGCTTTCTGTCC